CAGATATTTTGTCAATATTGATGGTGGGTTGAAGTGGGGCGACAGTAAAGAAGAATTGTACGAAAAGTATGGTCAAGGTCGAACACTTGGCAGAGACTTCAATCCTAAAAGCTTTAGATTCATCCCTTTACGAGTATATGACAATCCAACCCTCCTAAAGAATAATCCTAGTTATCTAGACAATTTGTTGAATCTTCCTAGAGTTGATAGGCTAATCTTCTTGGAAGGATCTTGGACAGCTAAATCAGAAGGTGCTACTTACTTTAAACGCGAATGGTGTGAATTAGTTGACAATGCTCCTGATAACATTATGGCACGTTGTAGAAGTTGGGATTTTGCAGCTACAGAGCCTTCCGCATCTGGTAAATACTCTAATCCAGACTATACTGCTGGCGTTAAAATGTCACGAGATAGATTTGGAGTATATTATATAGAAGATGTTGTCAGATTTAGGTATCGTACAGACAGAGTATTGAAAGAAGTTGTTAATGTTGCAATGGAAGATGGTATTGGAGAAGTTGATGTAACTATCCCAACTGACTCAGGCGCAGCAGGTAGAACAGCAGCACAATATTACATTAAAGTGTTAGCAGAACATGGTATTTTTGCAAAAACTAAAGTAATCTCAGGTCATAACAGTAAATTATCAAGATTTAAACCTTTGTGTGCTTTAGCTGAATCAGGAAACCTAAAAGTATTGAAAGGAGAGTGGAATGACGCTTTCTTTGATGAGCTTGAAAGATTCTCTGACGATAAGAAAGTTCAGAGGCAACTCAAAGATGATCAGGTGGATGCTGTCAGTGATGCATTTGGGCATTTAGCACGACAAGTCACAGTCCCAGTATTTAAAGTGCCTGAGCTTAAACAAGACAGTCCTGTGCCAAAAATATAAAAATATTTACATTACCCTATTGACAACATAGTATTTTTGTGGTATAATACAGCAATTAATTAAGGAGCAACTTATGCCAAAAGCTAAAAACGCCAATGGCGTGAGCGAACAAGCAATGAAAAATGATGTTCCTATTCCTCGTTTGAAACTAGGAGAAACTGGTTTTACAGGTCTAAGAACATCAAATGGGCAGATTATTCAAGAAGCCCAACAAGTTTTCAGATATCCTCATTTTATTAAAGTTGTAAATGAAATTCGTGCAAATCCTACAGTTGGTGCTGCAATGAATGTATATAACTTTATGTTAGCACGTAAAGAATGGTGTGTCAAGGCTAGTGAAGATGCTAGTGATATTACTAAAGAACGTGCTGAAATCATTGATTCAATGATGAATGATATCGATGGTGGTTGGACTAATTTCATCAAGAGTGTTATTCCTTATATTGAGTATGGGTATGGCATTCATGAAATTGTACCACGTAGACGATTGAACCGCTACGGAAGTTTGTACAATGATGGGTTGGTTGGAATTGGTAAGCTTGCTGTCCGTAATCAAGAAACTATTGCAAAATGGAATTTCTCTGAAGATGGGCGTGAACTGCTCTCTGTATCTCAGTCTCTAGCTCATGTAGAAAATGCATATCGTTTTGTTAATCTAGCTAAAGATGGTGGATACATCACTATTCCAAGAGATAAATTTTTGCTTTTTACAGCAAATGGATCTGCTGGAAACCCACAAGGTAATTCAATTTATAAGAATATATACCTAGCACACAAGCAACTAACAATGCTTCAAGAAGAAGAATTACTGACAGTTGCAAAAGAAGCTAAGGGAATGATGAAGATCGAAGTCCCTGCTCAATATTTACAAGGTGAAGAATCTCCTGATGGTGGTGCAGCAGCGACAGCTTTCAAAGCTATTATCGATGGTCATAATGAGGGTACTACGGCAGGATTGCTAGTTCCTCAAGATATTGATCCAGACTCTAAAATTAAACGTTTTGACTACAGTTTACTTGAATCTCGTGGAACTCCCGCAGTAGACGTAGAAGCTGTTATTAAGCGTTTGCAAAAAGATATCCTTATTGCATTATCAGTTGATGTTCTTTCTCTTGGTGCAGATGGTAGTGGTAGTTTTGCTCTTGCTGAAAGTAAGACTTCTATTTTAGCTTTAGCTATCGACGCGAGACTTAAAGAGATTCAGGATGTTCTTAATACTCAGTTGATTCCTTACATTTATCGTATGAACGGTTGGGATACTTCTGAAATGCCGGAATTTGAGTACGAAGATGAAGAAGATATTGATATGGAAGTGTTCGGTACTTTTGTTCAAAAGATTGCTTCCACTGGAATGATTGAGCGTGATCGTGCGGTATTGAATCGTATTCGTGAAGTGTTAGGGGTAGAAGAATATCCTGAAAATGAACCTGTACATGAGGATCTTTTAACTACTTCAACTTCTAGGTCAGGTGATGGAATGGCTGTAGGAACTTCTGGAAATGGAACATCTAAAATGCCAGTAAATAATCAATCATCTCCAGATAATAACACGGATAATAAAGGGACTTCCAATGGAGCATAGTTTATTTCGATACAGTAGTAAAATTTTCAACACACCGCAACTTATTACAGCAGAAGAGTTTACTCCTATTTTACAGTATCTAACAAATAGGAATTATGGTCAAGTGGATTTTGTAAAATCTGAGTCTTTATCAGTAAAGCCAAATAAACCACAACGCGCTGGAAAAATTGGTGAAGTTCATATCTCAGGTTCTTTAACATACAAGCCAGTTGAAACTATGTGTGGAGCTACTGGGACAAGTTATCAAGGGTTACTTGCTCAAGTAGAAGAACTTATTGCAGAAGGTGTATCAACTATCCTAATGGTGCATAATTCTGGCGGTGGTGAAGCCTCACATATGATGACTACAGCAGATCGTATTCGACAACTTGCTGATGAAAATTTTGTGAAGCTAATCAGTTACACAGATACTATTTCCGCAAGTGCAAGTTATGGTTTAGGAGTAATTGCCGATGAAGTGATTATTCATCCAGAAGCGCGTACAGGCAGTATTGGTGCGTTAATCGCGTTGATGGATAACTCTAAAGCTTTGGAGAATGCTGGTATTAAGCCTATTTACATCAGTAGCGTTGAAGGCAAAGTTCCATTTAAGTCTGACGGTAGCTTCTCTGATAAATTTTTAGCTAAGATGCAAGAAGATGTCACAGCATTAGGTCTTAAATTTGCAGAGCATGTGTCTAAATACACAGGCTTGACAGTAGACGAAATCATTGCTTTGGATGCTCAAGTATTCAGTGCAGAGAAGGCGTTGGAGATTGGTTTAGTGAATAAAATCATGAATCATGAACAACTTGGTGAATACTTAGCAACATTATGAGGAAATTATGTTAGATAAACTTAAAAAGTATTTTACAGCGGAAGCTGTTAATCCCGTAGCTGAATCGCAAGATGAAGCACAACAACAAGAGGAAGTTATGAGCGATGTAACACAAAACGCTTCCGAAGAATTGGTTGCCCAATTAACAGCTAAAGAAAATGAATTAGCTACATTGCAAGCATCTTATTCTGAGTTAGCAGATCAACTTGAAAAAGTAAAACAAGAATTGGCAAGTTATGCTGAAATGAAAGCTGCACAAGAGCAAGCTGAAGCTTTGGCAAAAGCTGCTAAACGTAAAGAATCTTTGGAAGCAGCAGTGGGTACAGAAAAAGCAGCTACTTTGTTGAGTTCCTTAGAGGTATTGGATGACACAACTTTTGAGTCTGTCGTCTCCGAGATGGCGCAAAAGCTGGATAAAGAATCTAGCACATCTTTCAAAGAAACTGGTGTCACAGCGGAGGTCGAAAAGGCTGAAGCAAGCACTGTACAGAAATTAGCAAGTGCTCTTGCTGAAAAATATCAATCTAAATAAAGGAAATAAAAAATGGCTGTTATTGCTACAGAAAATCAACGTTATTCTAACGTAGTTAAACGCGAAGACGGTATTGAATGGGGTCAATGCAAGAAAGTAGTCACAATTAATGGTGCTGCTGCTACATTGCCACTCGGTAGTGTTCTTGGTTCTTTCATTGCATCTCCAACTGCTGCTGCTGGTGCTGTTGCAGGTACTGGTAATGGTGCTATGGGAGCTATCACTATGACATCTAATGCTAACTTGGTATTGGGTAAATATGTATTGCGTATTGTTAAGGCAGTCGCTAATGCTGGTGACTTTACTTTGACAAATCCATCTGGTCAAGTAGTTGGTGTAGGCTCAGTAGGTGTTGCATTCAACCAAGCTGGCTTCTCATTTACATTGGCAGACGGTGCAACTGACTTTGCAGTTGGTGACACAATTACTATTACTGTATCTGGCACAGTTAAATATAAATTGGTAGAAGCCACTGCCACTGACGGTACAGAAGTTGCTAAAGCTGTGTTGGTTGGCGATGCTAATGGTGCTGCTACTCCAGTAGTTGCTGCATTGAATACAGACGTAAACGCTTTGGTATTGTATCGTGGCGTATGTGCTGTAGCTGATGCTGCTTTGACTTACGGCGCGTCAGTAGATACAAATGCTGAAATCCAAGCTGTTAAAGATCAATTGGCTGCTGTCGGTATTGATGTAGTCTCCCAACTCTAATTTTAATAAAGGAAATATATAATGCTAACTCGTAGCCCTAGCAATAATTTTGATGTTGTAGACTTGACATCAGCAGTACGCAATATTCCAATTCAGTATGGTACATTCAACAACATGGGTATCTTCTCTGAAGAAGGTGTTGCTTCTGAGACAGTAATGTTTGAAGAAGTTACAAAAAATGGCGCATTGATTGTTGACCGTGTACGTGGTGAGAAAAACACTGTATCTAAAGACGGTAGCCGTAAGCTGCACTCTTTTGTAATTCCTCACTTCCCATTGGATGATTACATTTCTCCAAAAGATTTGCAAAACAAGTCTGCTTATGAGCAAATGGATGAAGCTGAAACTTTGGATAAAGTACGTCAGAAAAAATTGGAGCGTTTGCGTCAAAACCATGACTGGACTTTGAATAAAGCTCGTGCGCAAGCATTGTTCTCTGCAACAGTGTATGCACCAAATGGTACAGTAACACAAAACTGGAACACTGAATTTGGTGTTACCCGTACAGCAGTTGACTTCGTTCTTGGGACAAGCACTACTGAAGTTTTGTTGAAGATTGAAGATGTATTGACAGCAGTTTATGACGGTATGGCAGGTGAAAACTACACTGGTATCGTTGTTCCATGTGACAGTGCTTTCTTCAATAAGTTGATCACTCATCCATTGGTTAAAGATGCTTATCGTAGCTTTACAGCAAATCGTGCTGGTTTAGATCCAATGCGCGGTCGTTTGACAGCAGGTGGTTCTGGTGTTTTGAATGGTCGTGAATTTGAATTTGGTGGTTTGGTATTCAAAGAAGTACGTGATTCTTACAATGGTACAAAGATTGTAACAGCAAGTGAAGGTGTTGCAGTTCCAACTGGCTCTGATATGTTCAAAACATACTTTGCTCCAGCAGAGCGTTTTGGCTTGGTTAATACTCAAGGTGAGATGATGTATGCTTTTGAACAAGCTGCTCAAAACAACACTAAAATTACAATTGAAACAGAAGCTAACCATGCGTCTGCTTTGTTGCGTCCTCAAGCAGTAGTTCGTTGCTATACAAGTAACTAATAGAAGTCTGCTTACAGAGTATCCTTTTCGGAGGGTACTCCAATAAGAAGATTTTAATGGAGAGATTTATGGAACTCGATTTAGATAGAAATGAAGATAAACTTAGATTGCGAGTTGGTGATTTTAACGATCCTATTCTTCTCCCAACAAGCGTTTATACAGCAACATTAGCTGAAAATAATAATAATGTCAACAAATGTGTACCTATCATTGCTGTGTATTTATTGAATCTCTTTGCACAACAGACTCACGAAAAAATGAGTTATTTAGAAGTATGGGGAAAAGAGAGATATGACAGTTACAAAGATTGGTTACTGAATGTTGTGATGAACCCTAAGTTTAGTTCAGCATCTCCAATACCTTATGCTGGAGCTAACTCTACATCTGGAAACCAACATCAAATTGTCAAATTTATTGAGGATTGG